GTAGATCTTGAAGAAGCAGATTACTCTGATCTTATCGATAAGATGGATAGAGTTAAATTACTTATCAACCCAGACGATGCTTATGTTAAAGCTGCTGTTATGGGTATCAATAGATACAAAGATGATGTTTGGATCGCGGCTGCTCTTGGTAATGCAAGAAGCGGGAAGAAAGGAACAGTTAATGTTGCACTTTCTTCAGGCCAAAGAATCGGAGCTACAAACGGTACAGCTTCAAGTGGGCTTAACGTTTTCACTCTTACTATCGCTCTTGAAAAATTTGATTCAAACGATGTTGATGAAGATATCCCTAAGTACCTTGCTTACTCTGGTAAACAAAAGCAAAACTTATTGAATGAAACAGAAGTTACCTCTGCAGATTACAATACTGTAAGAGCTTTAGTTCATGGTGAAGTAGATACTTTCATGGGATTTAAATTCCTTAGATCTGAAAGACTTCCGGTCACCTCTGCTTCTATTACATCATTTGTTGCTGCTACAGGAGCAATCACTGGTGGGTCTGATACGATCGCCGCTGGAGCAAGAAGATGTATTGCTTGGGCCGAAGATGGAATGATCTTTGCAACTGGTATCGATATGATCGTTAGAGTTGATGAACTTCCAACTAAGAGATATTCAACTCAAGTATATGCTGCTCACCAAGTTGGTGCTGTACGTATGGAAGAAGAAAAAGTTGTTGAGATTCTTTGTTTAGAAGCATAATCAACAAATAATTAGTAACGGTGGTTTCTAGGAGCTGCCGTAAACTTAAATTTTAAATTGGAGAAATATTATGGCATCTTTATCTGGTGTAAATTATACAAAAGAAACTGCCTCACCAAAGGCAAAAATTGAGAATGGCGAGGTTTTCGGATCTGTTCATTACCTTAGAGAAGAGTACGCTTTAGCTGGTGCAGTACTTGCTATCGGCGATACTATCACTGGTCCAATGCTACCAAAAGGCGCAAGAGTTCTTGATGCAGCTGTTAAGATTGATGCTACTTTAGGTACTGGCGGGATTCTAGATCTTGGATACCAAGCTTCTGCTGATGGACTTGAAGTTGCTGATCCTAACGCATTTGTTCTTCAAGCTGATGGTGGTGGTGCTGCTGTTTTAGCGAAAGCTGCTATCGGAAGTGCTGGTCTTGATAAGAAGTTTCTAGCGGCTGTTAGAACTGAAGCGATCATGACTGAAGCCTCTACAGCAACAACTGGTGTAACAATCAGTTTTTGGATTACTTACGTAATTAATTAATTAATATGGGAGAGGAAACTCTCCCTATATAAAAGGTTTTAATGGCAACATCTAAGATAGATATCTGTAATTCTGCGCTCTCTAAAATAGGCGTAGAGAAGATAGCGTCTTTTGCCCAAACATCTAAAGCCTCTGTCCTTTGTAATCTCCAGTATGACAAAATACGTAGGAAAGTTCTTCGTGAACACTTATGGAATTTTGCTGTAAAAAGAGCTTCATTGGCCAAACTTGTAGCCGTTCCCTTATTTGGGTATGGAGCTGCATTTCAATTGCCCGCAGATAACCTTTTACCTATTGAAGTCGATATCGACGACGATTGGGAAGAAGAGGGTCAAACCATTCTGATAAATAGTTCTACTTGCCAACTAAAATACATATATGATGTGACCGATGTTTCACTTTTTGACGTTGTTTTTGAGGAAGTTCTTGCCTACATGCTGGCTGCTGAACTTGCTTACCCGTTAAAACAAAGCACCGGGCTTAGTGAATCTATGGCGGTAAAAGCCGACCTTGCTTTACGTAACGGAAGATTCTACGATGCTAAGATTGGAAGAACAAGTAAAACTAGAAAGCTCCAAGCCGATGTGTGGCTTGATGCTAGAGTAACTGGATTGGATGCGGATTAATGACAAAATTTACCACGGTTTACAATAACTTTTCAGGCGGAAAGGTTTCTGAGAAATTTAAGGGTCGTTTCGACTTGCCTGCCTACCAAAATGGCCTAGAAGAAATGGACAACATGCTCCCTGATAAGATAGGTGGGGCCTTTAAAAGAACTGGTACAATTCAGATCGCTGACATTACTTCTACATTGGCTTCTACGTCAGGGAATGCGTATCGTCCTAGCTATAGAGGGATACCCTTTCAAGCCGGGGACGGTGAAAGTTACATAATTTATCTAACCTCCCATACTATAACGATGGCAAATTTCGCCACCTACTTACATATTTTCCATAATGATCGTACTAAAGCTGCCAACATTTACGGTGCCACAGAAATAACCGCTAGAGATAGGGGTGATACATGGACTCCAAATACAGCTACCCTTAGTACTTTCGGCGGAAATCATGCTTGGAATTATTGCCAGGTAGGGGATTTACTTTTTCTTACCCACGTTTCGGGGGAGCAACGTCCTTTAGTAATTACTAGAACGGCGGTAGATGCTTTCGATATAAATTATGTTGATCAATACACTACCAATAATGCGGGTATGAGTCAGACTTTACTGGTTCCTATGAGTGAACCAAATCTTAGTGCTATTACATTAACCCTTGTTGGGTCTACGCTTACTGCCAGTGCAGCTCTTTTTAATTCCTCAATGTCCTCAAGCCAGACACTTTTTGCGGTAGAATCTGCCGGGTCGACAAGAGTATTAATAGTAACGGCGATAACCTCCACTACAATAGTTACTGTTTCCAATGTTATTGGTTCAGGAGATATCACGGCCACTGATGATTGGAGAGAATCACTATGGAGAAATCCTACTAATGCTACCCTTTCTATTGTTGGACATGGTTGGCCCAAATCAGTAGCATATCAAAATCAAAAACTATTATGGGGAGGGAACTTAAGCTTCCCCGATACAGTATGGGCTTCCTTAACAGGAAATTTATTCCACCTAAATTCAGTTAGGCTTACCCAGGATGCCTCCACTGATTCATCAGGGCTTAACTTCTTTGGCGAGCTCCAAGTGGGTACGGATCCTTTCTCCCTTCCGGTAGGTTCTACCGAGTCAAATGCTATCCAATGGATGACAGGCGGCAGAGTTCTAACAGTCGGAACTACAGGTGGAGAGTACCTAATAAAAAATATTGGGTTGGATACCCTTACCATTGAAGCAAACTCAAACTACGGCTCTTCATCATACCAAGCTATTCGAATGGGTAAAGATATCGTATTCGCAGGGGCCACACGAAGAAACTTTAGAACTTATAGATATTCCGATGAAAACGGATCGTGGGTTTCTGATGATTTATCCGTAAAACTAGATGATTTCAATGATGGTAACTTCACAAGTACGCCTTACTCTAAAAACGTGCTGGATTTTACATGGAACGCTGAACATAAATTACTATTCGTTGCTATGAGCAACACTCTATACGTACTAGGTAATGATCCTGAATATGGCATAAATGGCTGGTCCACTGTCACTCTAGGTATAGAAACGGGACATACTACTTCCGTAATATCGGTCACTAGTCTTAAAAACACCATTGGAGATATTGAAGAAGTATTCCTACTGGTTAGAAGAAATGATGGTTCTTCTGATTCCTACTTTATTGAAAAACTAACGATCCCTTATTATGAAACTAGTTTGAAAATAGACCCATACGTATACTCATCAACAACTGGTTATTACAACAGTATGAACAACATGCCTAGGTTTTTGGACTTAGCTGTGCATGAACAAGCAGATGGTTCCGGTATTGTCACTGGTTTAGATGTGGCTTTCATTGGCAGGGTAGTTACGGCCACTTATTTCAGCACCACCACCTTTGGGTACGTTGATGATATCGATATCATTACAGATGGTGCTGGTGGGTCTAAATTAGACTACACTTTTGCTGCCTCAGAATACGTTATATTCGGCTACAAATATGACTCCAATATTAAGACATTACCTCCTGAAGCTGGGGGACAATTCGGCTCATCTATGGGGGATATTAAGCAGATCCATGAATCCTACTTAAAACTTTATAGAACTAAGAATTTCTCTATAGGGTCTATTGATAAACGAAGCCAAACTGACCTTTCTTTTGAAGATGTAGAATATGATGACCTAACCACGACCGACCAAAGGATTCAGTTAATGGATAATCCGGATACGGATGGGCAAATTGTGATTAGAAGTACTACCCCAACACCACTTAACATATTAGCGTTAGTGAGTAAGGGGATAGCTTATGATTAACGGGAGAATATAATGGCAATTCCTTTAGTAGCGGCAATGGCGGGAACGACTATATCCGCATGGGGTAAATACAAAGCGGGTGAAGCTGAAGCAGGGGCTTTTAAGGGTTCTGCAATAGCCAAACGTAGGGCAGCAAAAGACTTAATTAAAAGATCAGATATGAACTCTGAGTTCACTAGGTTATCTGGTGAAACATTCAAGGGTAAACAGATAGGGGCCTTAGCTGATTCTGGTATCGATGTTGGATCCGGTTTCGCCCTTGCAGTACTGGAAGACACTGGTAAAAAAATAGAAAGACAAATACTGGTTGACGAAATGGAGGCCGAAGCCCAGAGAGACATGCTCCTATTGGAAGCGGATCTCGATTGGGATAGAGCAAAAGCAGCAGACACGGCCGGAAAAATGAGCGCATTCAGTTCCATGGCCGGCGGGTTTATGAGCGCAGGAGCTAAATAGATGGCACGAATACCTACATTATCGGATGCTCCTAGAGTATCTACCAGAGCGAACATATCTCCCACTCAAAGACCTGGAGAGGCAGGAGCTGGTTTTAGACAAGTATCACAAATAGCTGGTCAAATGGGTGAAGGTTTAATGAATCTTAGGAGGAAGCAAATAGCTGAGTCCAATAAGGTAGCTTATACTAAATCCAATATTGAACTCTCTAAAAACTTCAATGATCTTGATAGAGAAATGGAAGAAGAATACAGATCTAACAAACCAAACTTCGACGGGTACGCTGAAGATGGAATGGAACGATTGAATCAGAGAAGGGATTCTATTTTAGAAAAGGCTCCTGAATCTGCTAGAGACTCGATAAACCTGGCATTTGATGAGAAAATGGCAAAGATGGAGAGTAGATTTCAAAATAAAGAATCTTTCCAAAAATCACAATACGCTACCTTTGAAACCAAGAATCAACTTAAGTTAGCTTCTCAGGACTCGTACCAAACGGCAGATCCTATTGAAGTAATGAATAAGATGAATAATCTAGCGGTATCCGTAGAAAGTTCTTCCCTATTCGATGCTAGGGGTAAAGCAGTACTACGTAACCAGATAAACGAACTACCTAAAGATATGTTGAATGGTGTCCTTGATAGGGAAAATACCGCTGAAATGAAGGAAGTTCTAGATTCTATGGATGATCCTGTTATGGGAAGAGTCTATGGACAAATGGATCCTAAAGTAGTTACCAAAGCTAAAACTAGCCTTGAACGTAAACTTAAGTATAAGGAAACCGAAGGGATTAATGAAGTAAAAGGTAAATATTCTGACGGGATTGCCGGTCTGAGTATGGGTACTTTAAAGCCAAAAAACCCAGAACATAAACAAATACTAACCAATTTAAAAAATGAAATCGGCACCAAGATGGGTGAGTCTGGTCGGGAGTTAATAGCTAATATCGAGGCGCACGAAGCAGCTTCTAATTTATTAAGCGAACATGCTTTCGACGTACATAAGGTTGACTCGAAGGTTTCTGCCTCAGAAATATCTTCTGGTATCAGCGACCCCCTTCAACAAGCTGCCAGTAAAGGTAGGGTCGGTAAGATCATAGAGTCTCAAAGACAAACTATGTTGAAAGACATGAAAGATGATCCTGCTAATTACATAGCTAAAAACGATTCTGGTGTAGCTTTAAGTGCTAGAGAGATGGTGGCAACAAAAAACCCTAGAGCTTACAATGACATGATGAACGCTATGAACTCAAGATATGATCAGATGGGAACTCCTGTAAATCAAAGAGAGTTCATGTCAGCACCTATAAAGAACCACTTTGAAGGATCTTTTAAAACATTTATTACTAATGGTGATCATAAAAGTGCTGAAGCTCTTATCGCTGATTTCGACACTATGACAAACGGTGCCGGGCACAAACACTTTGACGAATTAGATATTCCAAAAGAATACGCTGTAGTTTCCGAATTACCTGATAAGCAAGATAGATTAAACGCTGTGAAAAACTTGATGGATACTGAACTTAAAGGAGCTTACGATCTAAGAAGATTGGACTCAAATTTAAAAGAGGGAGATATCAAAGTTGATCTTTCGAGACATCCTATCCTAGAAGCGATGTCCGTACAAGATGGCGGTACTAGGGCTGGGGCTCAACATACTAAAGCTATGTACGATACCGTTTATAATGAGTACAAAAGAGTAGTTGTGACCAACCCTAATATGGATCACAAGACAGCTATTAAAGAAGCCTGGAAAGGTTTCGAGAAAAGGTACGTTACCCTTAAATCAAGGGGAGGCACTATACCTATAAGCAGAAAACATAATACTGTTAACACTCAGAATTTTATAGATACATACACATCGGGTGCAGATTTCACTAAGGATTTTGACATTAGGTTGCCGAAAAAACCAAGCGGGATTTCTACTACTAAAGAAGAAATGAACGATTCCTTAAAAACAGAGGGTCGTTGGGTCTATAACCGTAAAGCCGAGGGACTTACCTTAATGGGTAGGAACGATCTTGGGAGGTATGGCCCTGTTTTTGATAATAAGGGGAAACCTGTAATAAGAACTTTTGAACAAATAAATAATGAAGTCTACACAAACGATGTGAAAAAAGAGAAAGCAAGAAAGTTTGATGAGTTTGTGAAAAAACGTAGCGGTAGAGGGAGAGATCTGTAATGGCAATGCCCTTCAGTGAAGACCCATATTCACCAGAGAACGCATTCGTTCCGCCTACATCCACTTCCAGGATAGTTCAATCAGCTTGGGATTCTGGGTTTGAGGATAGAGAAACCAACATCATTGCTAAGATGCAAGCTAGGGAATCTCTGTCTAAAGTAGGGGAGAAAATTTCTCCTGCAAAACTAAATGAACAGTTTAAAGGGTTGAATGCTGATAGAGAAATGACAGCACAAGAAGCCCAATTCGTATTTGATGGCAAAGAAGAAAAACGTAAAAGGGATGCTATTGTAGGCTCCGCCAGTGGGTTTTGGCAGGGAACTGCACTTCCTTTTGTTGTTGGTGCCGCAAGTTCTATGGCGGATCCAATAGGATTTGGTATAGGGGCCTTCACAGGATGGGGTTTAGGTAAAGTGGTTACTAAAGCCGCCGGAGGTGTTGCTCTAAAAGGGGCAAGTAAATTCGCTTTAGATGCAGTTGATAACACTATTGGTAACTCCGTAGCAGAAGGTTTGGTCTGGAAAGATAGGGAGGAAACCTTCGAAGAGTACACAACTAAAGATTTCCTTACGAATGCCGTAGGTGGAGCTGTCATAATGACAGGTGCTATCCACGGTGGGGCCAAAATTTTGAAATCGGCTGCAAAAGTCGGTGACAAATACTTAAGGAATACTCAACAAGTGGTGGATACCTTAATAGATAATGAAAAAAATCCTGATGCCGTCGGCGAAATACTGAAGGTTATGGATAAAGCAATCACCCACACAGATGAATCAAATATAATTATTAAAGAATCCTTTGGTGACGAAGTAGAAGTAGGTGAAACACTTGTGGATACTGCGGCAAACATCAGGAAGGCCGTTGAAGAAGAGAGGATAAGTGAAACTGATGTGGAGGGTTACATCAGTCGAGTATTAGAATCTGATGTCGTGGATGATAGAGCTGTCGATTTAATTGACTCTGAATACTCCTTCACCCATACCGATGCTGAGTTAGCAGACTTTGATGCCAAAATGAACGATAAAAGCTCCGACCTATCCTATGATAAGGACTCGGAAGAAATGGCCCAAACACTGGACGGATATGATCCTGAGAAGGTGAGAGCTGAACTAGATCAGGAAGTCGAAACTATCTTCCAAGAGAAGACTGGCGAGGACGGTACTCCTGTAGAGATGGATGCTGAAACTGTTAAGATAAAAGAAGAGATGGAGAGAGATACAGCTATCACAAAAATACAAGAAGAATACGCTAAATGTAGGGTAATATAATGGCAAAGACTCATGAGGAATGTTCATTAATTGTTAAGGATACCTTAAAACAATTTTTTGGTGAGAAAGACCTCGATAAAAAACTACTTAAGTTTGATGAATTAATACAAGATATTGTAACTAAGGCAGAAAGAGAAGGTGTCTCGCCTGAGATAGCTTTGTCCAACGCCACTAAGGATATGACCTTAAAGATTCGTCAAAAAGCTAGGCAAAATTATCTAAACCAAGAAGCATATAAAAGAGCAAGAACTCAGGTAGATGAGTTCAAAGATAAAGATCTTTGGAGAGGAATACAATCCTTAATCGCTATTGAGGGTGGTCATAAGTACAAAGCTGAAACCGCCAGCATTTACGGTAGGAGAGAAGCTTTACAGAATATCTCCATGGGGCTTTTAGTTCGTAACCTAGACAATGCTCAAATTAAGAAATTCGCTTCAGGTCAATATGACTTAGAGATAAAAAAGATATTAGCTGGTGAAGTATCCGAAGCCGAGATGGGTAGGATGGATCCAGACTTAATCGCCATGGCCAACAACGCTAGAAAAATGCAAGACCATTTACATCAAGTAAAGAATCAAGCTGGTCTAGATGTTGGTTATCAAAAAAATAGAGTAGGGAAACAATTCCATAGTGGACCAGGTATGATCAGATACGGTGAAACCAAATGGAAAGCCTTGGCCAGAGATCGTATGGATTTTGAAAAGATGGGCTTGAAGACTGAAGAAGATATTGTAAAACGATTGGATGATATCTGGACTAAAAGAACTTCAAGTAAGGGGCAAGGATTTGTACAAGGGGTGTCTGATGATTTGAATGAGATCACGATACAATCCTCTACTAAAAATATGGGTGCTAATAGGTCAGTACATTTCAAAGATGCTGAGTCCGCCCACATATACGATCAAGAAGTTAATGGGGGTCAAAGCCTTCTGACTTCTTTAATGATCGAAGTGGAGAGAGATTCTGGTAAAATATCTGCTGTTGAATCCCTTGGGCCAAACTTCTCTGCTAACTGGACTAAAATTATGTCTGAAGTGGAGATGACTGATTACCGAAGAGCTAGTTTAGACAGCCAATTCAATAATACAGTTTACGGATCCAAAGGTAAGGGATCTGGATTTTGGTCTAATGTGGCCAATGTCCCTAAGAAAATAGCAAATATGACTATGTTAGGAGCAAAAACCTTGCTTTCAACTGGAACGGATATGGCATTTGGTCCTCACATATTGTCAGCCGATACTGGTAAAAACATGCTTGAGTCGGTAGGAGCTAGTCTAAACTCTGTACTAAAAACTTTCCCTAATCAGAAACAAGCCGCTATCCAAGGATCAGTATTCCTACAAGATGTTTTGGACTCGACCTTCAACACCAACTTCCATGAGAACGGTTTAGTTACAAACTGGTTTGATAAGACTCATGATTTCTATATGAAGGCGACTGGTCTTCCTATGCAATCAAGGTGGTTTAAGACAGCAAATGCAAACGCTTTTAACCACATAATGTTTAATAATAGAGGAACCGCTTTCGACGCCCTAGATACCGGGACTAAAAACCTGTTCGATAGGTATGGTATTGGTGCAGATGAGTGGTCAATTATAAGTAAAAGTGAGGGCGCTGAACTTCCAGACGGTAGGGGAGTTATAGATTCTTTAGAAATTCTAGACATGGATCTAGATAATTTTAGCGGATCTGCTACACAAAAGAAATTTAAAAGAAATGAGTTGGCCACAAACTACAATGCAATGCTTGTAGAGTTTGCTGAGTCTTCTTCACCTACACCAAACTCCCAAACTATGCATTGGGTGGAGCAATCTAACCCAAATACCCCATTAGGGGCAGCCGCTAGACTAGCGGGGCAATTCAAATCGTTCTCTTTTTCTATGGAGAAAACCTTAATGAGAATAAAGGGCGCTGATGCTATAAACATGAAGTCAGGAACTAGACTGGCCTCCGCAGTTATAACCGCCACCACACTACGTTATGGGGTAGATTATTTAAGAGCAATATATGATGGGAAAGAGCCGCCTGATGCTACGGACCCAAAAACTTGGGCAGAGACAGCACTAAAGTCAGGAGTGGGCGGGATTTATGCAGATTTCTTGTCAGTAGATTACTCAACTAATATTTGGAGAGATCCCGTAAAAGATATGGCAGGACCAGGACCAAGGGTTATGACTGACGCTATTAAGGGAACCATAGAAGCCGGAAAGTACGTCTATAGCGCACTTGACGGAGATCCCAGGGAAGCCGATAAACAAATGGGTAAGATACTAAAGAGACTTGAGAAAAATACTGCACTTCCTTTCATCCAAAACAAACTTAACAAAGAGATATATGATCATATACACTTATTAATGAACACAGGAGCACGACGATGAGTATTGCCGATTTAGATACCCAGATAAAATACGCAGGGGATGGCGCAAACGTAGACTTTGCTCTGAACTTTGCTTATTTATCTGGTGAAGTCACAAGTATAAAAGTTATTAAGAGGGATACTACCGTTTCCCCTCCGACTGAGACAGCACAAACAGCCCCTACTCATTGGTCATTTGATGATGCTACCGATCCTACAAAGATCGTATACGCTATAGCTCCTTTAGTTACTGACGAAATATTGATTTATAGAGAAACAGTTATCAACCAAGAAACAGACTTCCCGACCGCTGATCAACTTACTGAAGATCAAACGGATCGGTTAACCTTAATGTTACAAGAAGTTAATGATAAACTAGATAGAGCTTTGCTCTTCCCTAGATCTGCCGACAACCTTCCGACCGCACTTCCAGAAGCGGAAGACGGTTTATACTTAGGGTGGAATGGTACTGCACTTGAAAACTTAACTGCGGTGGCAGGGGCGACTGGTGCCACAGGTGCTACTGGTCCTACTGGTGCCACAGGTGCTACCGGGGACACAGGTGCTACTGGCGCCACCGGAACAAATGGCGGTGATGGAGCTGATGGTTTAATCACAGCTATTGCTAACCAAACAGAAGCCGAAGCTGGTGTAGAAAATACTAAGGCCATGACAGCTTTAAGAACTGAGCAAGCAATAGCAAATCGTTTACTTGATTACTACACCCAAACTTTGATAGATACTGCTCAAACGGCACAAGATGTTTTGATTGCAGATGCTAGAGCGAGACTGACAACCGTAGAAAATAACCTTGATATTAATCAGTATTCAGGGACTCAAGCAATTCAAAATAATGAGGTTACTGGAATAGCCTTAGAAGGAGCTGGTGCAGATATAGCAGAAGCTCCTAAATATGGAGATGCTTTCTCCAGAAATAACACTGGGACTGAGTTTACTAGGGCAACATGCCTGATAAAACGAAGTGATAGTATAGAAACTCGTTTCGTGCAAGTCACCCTAGTTATGCATTACATAAGTGGAGCATGGTTTATTGGAAGGGAATCTACCGTTGTGCTCAACGATGGAGAACCTGATGGCCTTGTCTTCACCGTGGCCACGGATGGATTCGGTGTAGGCTTGGTTTCATATACATCAGATAATATGCTAGGAACAGGATATTCTGGTGAGATCACTTGGCTTGGCAAAGAAATCCCAGTTATAATAAGTTAGACGGAGCGACAATGAAAAATTTAATACTACTTTTATGCGTGACCTTGACCTTAATCGGTTCGGTTGAAGCAAAATACACCCTATTTCCTGGGACAATAGCCATAGGGGATAATACGAAACCAGAGGCGGGAGCGACTTTTATAGTTCAATCCACCACCGAGTCTTCTATACCTTGTCCAAAAATGACTGAAATCCAAAGGGACGCAATATCTTCCCCCGCCACCGGATCTTGTGTCTACAACACAGACACAGCTACAACTGAGTATTGGACGGGAGCATCTTGGGTAGGTGCTGGTTCTGGGACGGGTTTATCTGCCTGGTTAACCGGAACAACATACGGAACAGGGGCCTTTGTTTATACAACACCAGATTTTAAAATATGGATAGCAAACACAGGGCATACTGCAGGGGCTACTTTCGCAGGAGATATTGCAAATTGGGATGAAGCCTCTCCACTAGAAGAGCACCCAGTAACTTTCTCAGCAAGAGTTGATGAAGCAGCCGGTGTTGCCCTTGGTGAAGTTGTTTACATAAATGGAGCAACCGGAAATCAGATGGAAGCTAGTCTTGCCATTAATAATGACTTTTCAAAAATCGATGCTATCGCCGTCGCTACTGAAGCAGGTGCAAATAACGCCACTATAACTTTCCAAAATTTTGGAGAGTTATCGGGAATAGATACTTCTTCATATACAGAAGGTGATGATTTGTATCTTGATTCTACAGCAGGTCAATTGACAGCTACACATCCTACAGGGGTACAAGGAATAATGAAGATTGCTAGAGTTGTGAGAGTCCATGCTTCTCTAGGTGTTATCTTTATAGACATAGAACATCATACATTAGCTAGTGACCATAATGGTATAGTCAGGTACCAACTTGTAAATCAAAACGCAGGGACTTCGGCGAGTACATCATACACAATGTTAAACGATGCTTCTCATAGATCATCAATCTCTATGGTAGGTAGTGGATATACAGCCGTTCCTGGAATAGCCGAATCTATGGTTATCTACAACGAGGGTTATAATAAAACAGTAAATGCAGTAGATGGAAACTTTGGATTTGAGTGGTGGACCGATGTTACTGATTCACATAATTTAAGTTCAACTTCTAAAATGAGCTTAAGTGCAGCCGGTCTTCTTACGGTAGACTCATTAACTTCTAATGGCGAAACCATAATAGATTACACAGCAACAACCTCCGATAATAATGCGCTAGAAATTGATATGCACGCTGCTGGTTTCGGAGGAAATGAAGCTTTAGATATCGATTATGTAACGGGAGCTTTAGCTGCTGGATCTGCCGAGGCTGCAATACTTGTAAACATAGATGAAACCTTAGCTACTGGTGGGGATGTTTACGGGATGGAAGTCCTAGCGACTGAAGGATCAGCAACCGTATACGCTCTTGGTGTTGGACCAACGGTAAATGTAATAGAACAAGAGTCAGGGACATTCATAGATATGGATAGTGCCTTAACCATAGCAGTAGATAACATAACTGCTTGGACAACTTCTGACCCTGGTGGAGCTAACAACGTAGACTTCTTTGTAGCTGACAATGACTCTATAACTTTTGGAGATGCTTCTAAATTTGAAACTTTAGAATTTGTATTAGAGACAGCCGCTTCACAAAACGTACAACCTACATTTGAGTACAGTACTGGATCAGGAACTTGGGCCACTTTCTCACCTATCGATGGTACGAGTGGTTTTAGAAATACTGGTCTTGTTGTATGGCTTGAGGCTGATATTCCTTCATGGGCAGTAGGTGTAGGGGCAGAATTTTTAATTAGAATTACAAGAACTAGAAACGGATTATCCACTAACCCAGTTGAAGATCACGCTAAAATATCAGCGGTTTCTTTATTTTCCTGGGATAAAAATGGTGATCTTTCTATAAACGGGCTTACTTCTGCAGCCGATATTTTAATGGCAGGAACGGGACAACTTGATCTTCCAGTAGGAACGACAGGTGAAAGAAGTGGTTCTCCTAATAGCGGTATGATCAGGTTTAACTCAACGACTACGGCCTTTGAGGGATACGATGGTTCCGCTTGGGGCGATATAGATGGTTCTGTTTCAGGTGGAGTAAGTTCAACTGATAACGCCATCGCAAGATGGGATAGTACCACTGGGAAACTAATCCAGGACTCTTCTGTTGTTATTGATGATGATGGACGGATAGACCAAACAGGTCTAGGAGGTTCTGTATTCATGGGTAGTGGTGCTGGTGCCGCAGATGATTTAACTACTAACGCAAACGTAGGGATAGGCGGGAGTGCTCTTACTACTAACACAGTAGGTGTAAATAATACTGGAGTCGGAAATTTAGCCGGTCTAAAAGTTTTTGCAGGAAATAACAATAGTTTTTTTGGGGCTTCTACCGCTAGTAGTGGTGCTGGTAATCTTACAGGATCTAATAATACAGCAGTCGGTTATCACGGATTGCAGGATCTATTTAGCACATCAGCAGGGAACACTACTTTAGGTTCTGAAGCGGGTAAAAATATAACAGTAGGTAGTAGAAACTTAATGCTTGGTTATAATACTGGGACTACATCAACTACAGCTTCAGATAATATACTAATTGGTTATAATATTTCGACTAGTTCACCCACAGCAAGTTCCGAACTTAATATTGCTGATCTTATAAAAGGTGATTTAACTACGGGTGATTTAGATATTGTCTCAACTACCGCTCTAGGTTTACCAAATGGTACTTTAGCTCAAAGACCGACGGGAGCTAATGGAGATATCCGATACAACTCTGATTCTGAATCGTTTGAAGGTTTTGCTAATAGTAGTTGGGGTGATCTTGGTGGTTCTGGTTCTGGCGGAATTAATTATTTACAAGATACTAAAGATAGTGACTTTGAAGTAAGTGTAGGTAACTGGGTTGCATTTGATGATGGTGCTGTCACTGTTCCTGTAGATGGAACTGGTGGCGGAAACGCTAACTGGACATGTGCAAGAAATACTACGACTCCCTTAAGATTAACAGGGGATTTGAAAATTGTCGCTGCAGCCAGTGATGTTCAAGGACATGGCTGCTCGGTTGATTTTGATATTGATTCTGGGATGAAGGCACGTAAATTAGTAGGATCTTTTTGGTATGATTTTTCTGATGCTGGCTTCAACGATGATGAAGTAAAAGTATTTATATACGATAAAACGAACACAAATATCATAAGAGTTAATGGCGAAGATACAAAGAGTGGAAAAGGCGTTCATTATTTCCAATTCCAAACTGCAAGTGATTCAACTTCTTATAGATTAATTGTAATGCAAACTGATGCTACTAACACTACCGGGTTTTCAGCTTACTCAGATCAAGTCGCCGTTGGTCCTACAGAATTAGCATTTGGCTCAATAGCTACCAACTTAGGGACTTTAACCACAACCGGTTCCTGGAATGGTACAACCTATGTTGGTAAATACTGGAGGGAAAACGAGTTTCTTGTAGCCTCAGTAAACCTGACTCTTTCATCAGCACCTTCATCCGCCGACTTAACGATAAACCTGCCATCCGGTCATGTTATGGACACGGCCAAGCTACCAGGTGGAACTAGCACGAGAGGTTCAATTAATGCAAAAGGTACTATATACGAATCTGGCGGGAATAACTGGGATATACATGCCCTCTATAGTTCCACAACTGCGATTAGAGTTATGGTCGATTCAGCTGTTACAGCACAATCATCAGCGGTAAATATAACTACTCCTTTTACTGTAGGAGCTAGTGATATAGTAACTTTAACTTATAGAGTGCCCATAGTTGGCTGGGAATCGACGGCTAGAATGAGCCAAGACCTAGGCGGTAGGGAAGTATCTTTTTTAGCAACAAGATCGGCAAATCAAGTTATTTCGGGTAGCGGTACTTTAAATTTTGATACAGAAGCCTACGATACAACCGCATCATATGATACATCTACCTATGAGTTTACAATACCAGAATCAGGCAAATATATATTTAATGCAGGAATGGAGTTTTCTATCACTCCTTCGGCGGGGGAAGTAGTCGCTATGGATCTAGAGGTTAATGGTTCTGTTAACCATAGGCTCTTTAGGTACGAATACCAAGCAACACCTGGATCTATAATGCAACCTACTCAATCGGGTAGTAGAACTTTGGATCTAGTAAAAGGAGATACAGTAAGAGCTTACTTTATAGAAACTTTTTCAGGGGCGCTTACCTTTGTAGGAGCATCCACAAGTGGTTCCTTTTTTGGTGGAGCTAAATTAGCATCCCCTCAAACAGTTCTTGAAACCGAAACGGTTGCAGCTAGGTTTTCTAGTAATAATGGTCTTCCTAGTATCCCTGATAATGCATCAACCATAATGGATTTTGAAGATTTAGAGTATGACACTCATGGAGCTGTTACTACTGGAGCTGCTTGGAAGTTTACGGCACCAGTAACCTCAAAGTATTCCGTAAAAACAAACCTGTTATTCTCAACAACAACTGGATGGGGGATTGCAGAAACAGCAGGTATAGCTTTATGGAAGAACGGGGCAATCCACTCCAACCTTGGATATAAACAACTACCGGCAACCTCAGCTTCGTCGATATTCCTTTCTGTCTCCGGAGGTACGACTTTAGATTTAGTCAAGGGCGACTATATTGACATAAGACCGATCCAAGGATCAGGCGGGGCACTTACCCCACATACTGATGCTACCTACAACTATGTAACCATTGAGGGGATAAAATAATGAAATATTTAATTTTTATGCTATTAAGTTTAACTTCCTACGCCGAAATAGCGGTCACTGTTACTATGTCAGATGGGCAAAGTCCCTGCGGCGGGAATTGTAACTTTAAAACCCAACTCGAAGTTGATACCTGGAAAGCAGATAATATTTCTAACGATTCATGGGGTAAGAAGCAAAGGTGGGAGTTATTTACCGATCAAACTGATTGCCTTCAAATGAGAGATCTTAAGGACAGGGAAGATGTGGTTATCGGTCAAGAATGTGAAAGACCTGTTGAATACACAATAACTGAGACTGATATCACCGCTGAAGTAAACGTTAAAAAAGCTAAAAAAGACGCTGATGGTATTACGATTGAATCTATAAAAGCTAAACTGTTAGACGGTTCTGCTAAGTTAGAAGATCTAATTGAGTACCTCAGAATAAAAGAAGGGTTGTAAAATGGAGTCTAGTGGAAATATTATTTTAATAGTCTTACAAGGGATAACAACTTTATGTTTTTTCTTTGGAGTATTTATACTTAACGGTTTCCGCTCTTCTATGGATAAAATCCAAACATCGATCGGCGGTTTAAATATTAGTATCACTAAATTAGTTGAGAAAGATATTACTAAAGATCAAAGACTGGATGACCACAGGCACATGATAACCGGGCTTGAGAATGATATGAACATTCTAAGAGAAAGGTATCATGAGGTGGTAAATAAATCTGTTACCAAACAGCAATTAATGGGGCTGGAGTTCGAGGCTTTAAAAAAAACAGTGGAAGAGTTAAAGTCCACATAGAATAGGAGAGTATTATGTTAAACAAAGACAAATTAATGGCGATGGCCCAGCTTAGAGGAATTAATTTACTAGAAGATTCTTTAAATGATGGAGCAAAAGGTCTTGCTCATCTTGCGATTGATATCGTTGAAGAACTAGTGAAGGACACTGAAAATGCAATAGATGATGTTGCTTTTGCAGCTATCCAAGGTGTTGCTAGAGACATGGCAGATAAGATCGAAGTAAGTTTATAGTATGTGGGCCAAATTAGTACATACATTATTAATGCCACTGATTCAAAAGTCGGTGGTGGCCCTATTTATTTACGTTAAAGAATCCCTCAAAGATTGGTGGAGAAAACGTAAGTTGAAGAAGAAGAACACAGGGAAGGTGGAAGACTATGAGAACGCTGATAACATTAATGATGCTAGGGATGCTCATAATAAGTTGCCGTAATCGTAACGGTCAAGAACAACCTAAAACCCCAAACGATCAAGAACAATTATCCGTTTTCCTGGCAGAACATGTAGAAATAGACGGGAAATTATACATCCCTCTAGATGGATCTGGCTGTATATCACGTAATTATAGAGTTGAAAGAGGGTACATTGGCCCTATATCAGAAAGTATCGTACTGGACCTAAGAGAATGCCATAAAGTAATCGGGTATTCCCCTGCAGAATATGGCGTTCTTACTACTTGGATGGAAAACATGAGAGTATGGTTAGTCGGCTTTGATCGTAAAAAATAGATAGTATTAATTCATGTAGACGTTTACAATAGAAACAGAGGGTTTAGTTCCTTTCTCCCTCTACTTCTGTTGTTATGTTTACTTCCTCTTAAGAGACTGTGAATGCAGTCTCTTTTGATGATTGCTCTATTCTTCTTTTAAATCGGGTAAATTATCAGCCGCTCTCTTAACATGAACAGCACCTTTAATAGCTTCTTGAGTTTTCATTTCTAAAAAGTACTCAAACTTCTTATCTAGTTTAGTTCCCTTCAAAAACTCCATCGCCCACTTGTATTTAAAATCTAGATTAGAGTGGTTCTTTAAAACCTCTTCTTGATCATCTATTATATTTCTGAATTGTTCATAGAACCTTTCGTAATTTTCAGTTATAGATTTGAGGTAGGGGTAGAATGTCTTCCAAAATAATTGGACAGCTACTAAGTTTGTCATCCCCTTATGGAAACCGCAACCAGTAGAGAGGATAAAGTCGAAATGGGTATAATCCACACCATGTTCGTCTTCCTTATCAAAGAGGATAGCCTTTTTCTCTAGGGCCATTTGATACCTCTTCATTTTTGACTCATCAAAGGTACCTTTCAAACTAAACCCACTATCGGATTCAGTCCTGGACACTAAAGACTCTTCTTTCCCTAATACGTTCTCTGCTCTTTTCTTCTTACTGTTAAAATCTATAATGCTCATATGTTTCTCCTCGAATTTCTTAACCATAAAGTACTTACGTGAGATCTACTTATCCCGAAGAAGTCAGCCACCTTTTGTTGGGTGTTGCCCTTGGATAACATACCTCGTATCTCCATTACCTCGGAGTCACTTAGTTTTACTTTATAACTTGCCTTTCTTCCATTACGGAAAGCATGTTTTAAATTTTCGGAACTAGTGCACCACTCTAGGTTGGTCAATCTATTGTCGGACCTATCCCTATTTAAGTGGTTAACTTGGTATTTACTTGCGTCTTCTAGTGGAGAGAAGCTTAACATAACTAATCTATGGACTCGTTTGGTTTTTCTGTTTAAAGAGATATTTTTATACCCAGCTCCGTCATTAGATAACTTTCGGATAACCCCCGTTATACTGTTTACTACTCTACCCTGATTAGACACCTTATACCCAGGATGTTCTGGTATGATCCTCCACTCTTCGCTCATAAAAATACCGCCCTCATAAATGATTTAACCCTTGTCCAAAAAGAACGTCTATACACTACTTTAGGGGCGATACCTAGTCTTGTTTTTATTCTATCCTTAACAAGATAACCGAAACGGTAAACTACCGATTGCCTATCAGTACCAGGATGATCAAGTCCACAATTATGTAAGTACTCATGTGCTTGGTTTCCTGCTATATCCGCTAGGTCAAACCCTTTGAATATATTCCTATTGACCCACGTAAACCATGTTGATGGTAGCGTGTATCCAACTACACTTCTCCATGAGTAGTAGAAGGAAACTGAGATATCGATAGCATAATCTTTTTCTTTATTGAAATCATCAACACCAGATAAAACCATTTCTTTAAATAACTTAAACGATTGCTTCTCATAGTTGTAAGGTGCCAGCAATTTGCGGTGGTGCCAATTGTTGTACACCCTAGAAACATCATACCAGAAATCGGGATCATTTATTTCAAACTCAAACTCTTTAGCGGCGGCTTTAAATGCTTCCGATTCTTTCTCAGTCGCCTTTTTAATGGCGTGTATTTTTACATTAGTTCTTTTCATCTACATGGCCTCCCTAAGTACTTTCATCTTCTCTCTTAGTTTATTTATTATCTTACTGTAGATACCTTTCGGTGCTACGTAATATGCGAATACTGGTTTAGTTTGACCTATCCTATGGACTCTTTTAAATGCTTGTGCATTTTGAGCTGGATTATAAGATGGATCGTTAAAGATTATTCTATTACCAGCGACTAATGTCAAACCAGTGGAAGCCGCAGGGATTGTGGCAACGATTACATCAACTTTCCCCTGCTTATAAGCATCAGTTATCTGCTTACGTTCGTTAATGGATATACCGCCGACGATCTCTCGTACAACAAGCCCAGAGTTCTTTCTCATAATACCATCAGTTATAATCCGCACTGGATCTACATGGTCAGAGAAGATTACTAATGGGCCAGAACCACCGTTTAACATACCCACCGCTAAATCTGCGGTAAATGGCGCAACCATAATGGCAGATGCTTTCTTAATAGTAGCGTTGACGGATAACTTTTCAGTCTCTTTATACTCGATCCAAGCATCCTCTAAGGAGGGATCACTAGCAACGTCAACGATAACTGTTTTCTCTACAACTTCCTTAAGGTCGAGTACATCTTTTGCCAATCGTCGGATATACTTTCCTCGTAATAGTTTTTTGAGTCCTTCAACGTTTCTAAGGCCGTAAAATACTCTAGTAGTTTTTCCGCCCCCGATGGGCTGAGTTCGTTGAAGGCAGAACTTGGAACAGAAGTCCCAATAACTAACTCCGTCGAGTCCAATTCCACTGGTGTTCTTGGCATTGTATGAAGTGAGCATAATAAGGCTGTACCAGTCGCCGACACTATTGGTAATAGGGGTTCCCGACAATAAGGAAAGTCTTTCTGGTCGGTGATCATAGATATAATGGTGGAACGCCTTTGTTCTCTTCGCTTTAATATTCTTGAGCGCGTGCGCTTCGTCTGCCACCACATAATCGGCCCACTTAAAAAGTTCAGGCATGTTCTTATTATTAAGTTGTTCATAGTTTGTAATCACCACATCGTATTTAGTTGGATCTAGTTGTGTTAACTCTTTTGAAGTCATGCATACGAAAATACGTACTGGGTTTTTAGCGAAGAAGTTGTATTCATCTTCCCAGTTTAACTTTAAGTATGCTGGACATATGACAAGGGTCTTGTGCATGCCTATCAAGGATACTGAAATCGCCTGCATAGTCTTACCCAAGCCCATATCCATAGCATTAATACAGTAATGATGTTCTATCATAAACTGTATACCTTCTTTTTGGTAGTCCATTGGCATATGGTTTAAATAATTCTCGTAAATCATTTTAACCAACTCCAATTTTTACCAGTCGCTATTTTACCTATAGTCGATTTTGCTACCCCGTACCTTTCCCCTATTTCCTTTTGGGTAAATAGACCTTCTCTCAACAATGCTTTTATAGCCAGTACGTGTGATTCTTTTAATTTAGAATTACAAGAAGATCCCCTAGCAGCTTGTCTACCATTGGCCCAAGAGTGGTCACTATTCTCTTGATTGGTACACCACTCCAAATTTACTCTTCTGTTATCCGTTTTATCAGAGTTCAGATGATTTACTTGAAGAGTTTCCATATCCTTAACACTACCGAAATGGGATAGGACAAGCCTGTGTACAGTAACAGTCTTGCCCCTTAAATCAATGTGGAGATAGCCCTTCTTGGTAAGGTACGGTTTTACCTTTCTATTTCGTATCTTAGAGAAGACATCCCCTCCGTCAGATACTCTATAGAAAGACTCGTACCCAAGAACATCCATCCAACAATTATTATCCATTATAAAGCATCGACACCTGA